ATCTTTTTCTTTTCTCCATCTGTAAGTTACAGGTCTTAAATCATTAATAAAACTTAAACCAGCTATATCATCTTTTACATCTTCTTTAAGTCTCATATCAGATGGTGCAGTAATTGAAGTTGCACCAAAAGCAATTCTTGAATCTGTACCAGCATTTCCAAAAGTTATTGCATTAGCTATACTTGTAACATTATAACCTAGTGAAATAGAATTACTTGTTCCTGCTGCATCTTGATGAGCAGATGGTCCAATAGCAACATTACAACTACCTGTTGTTGTAGCATAACCAGCTCTATAACCTAAAAATGCATTTTCAGCTCCTGTTGATATTGGTGCGCCAGCACAAAAACCCACTACTGCATTATTAGATCCTGTTGCTGAATTGTTAGCTATTGTTTCAAAACCTATTGCTACATTATTACTTCCTGTTGTAATAGTTGCACCAGCTGCTCTACCTAGTAATACATTACAAGTACCTGTAGTCATTAATTGTCCAGCTTCATGTCCAATACCAGTATTATCATAACCTGTAGTCATTGGTTTTAAAGATTGAAAACCAACTGCTGTGTTTCTTCCATTTCCTGTTGTGTGTGAACATAAAGCATTATAACCCACTGCTACATTACAATGAGCTGTTGTGTTTGCTGTTAAAGCTCTAAATCCTACTGCTGTATTACAAGCTCCTGTTGTATTAGCTTTTAAAGAACATCTACCATATGCTGAGTTTTCTGCACCTGTAGTGTTAGCTTGCATAGATTGTCTACCCATAGCTGTGTTAGAAGCACCTGTTGTGTTAGCTGTTAAAGCTAAACTACCAACTGCTGTGTTTGGTGTTCCTGTAGTATTAGCTTCTAAAGCTCCTCTACCAACTGCTGTATTTTCTGAAGCTGTTGTGTTACAATTCAATGCATTTTTACCCATAGCTGTATTATTTTCACCAGAACTATTTCCAAACATTGCATCTGCACCAACTGCTGTATTACTTGAACCTGTGTTATTTCTTAATGCTGATTGACCCATTGCAACTAAAAAAGTACCTGTTTGATTAACACATAAACTATCTTTACCTACTGCTGTATTTGAACCTCCTGTCGTATTTGCTTTTAAAGCATTATAGCCAATTGCTGTATTTAATTCTCCTGTTGTGTTAGCATGTAAAGAACATCTACCCATTGCTGTATTACAAGCACCTGTAGTGTTAGCTTTTAAAGAACAATATCCAACTGCAGTATTATTATTTCCTGTTGTAGCTGCTCTCATTGAATAGTTACCAACAGCAACATTACTGTCTGCTGTTGTAGTATTACACATTGTCATAAAACCAATAGCTACATTTTCTGTTCCTGTTGTGTTAGATAATAAAGCACTTGCTCCAACTGCTGTATTCTGTGCGCCTGTTGTGTTAGCTTTTAAAGCACTTACACCAACTGCTGTGCTAGAATTTGCTGTTGTATTAGCACATAAAGCATCTCTACCATATGCTGAGTTGTAACAACCTGTCGTATTACAAGCTAAAGAATTTCCACCCATAGCAGTGTTACAAAGTCCTGTTGTAGTTTTAGTCGCAGAACTTCTACCAACTGCTGTATTATCAGTTCCAGTTGTATTTGTTTCTAAAGCATTTGCACCTATAGCTGTATTTGAAGTTCCTGTTGTGTTAGATTCCATTGCACAAAAACCCATAGCAAGATTAACGCTACCTGTAGTATTAGTACACATAGCATGATAACCTATTGCAATATTACTATTTCCTTCTGTATTAGACCTTAATGCTCTAAAGCCTAAAGCTGTATTATTAGCACCTGTGGTGTTAGTACATAAAGTATCTCTACCAACTGCTGTGTTTTGACCAGCCGTTGTATTTGATAATAAAGCACATCTACCTACTGCTACATTGCTACCACCTGTTGTGTTTGCACACAATGCATCGGCGCCAATCGCTGTATTTTCTGCACCTGTTGTGTTAGTTGTCATAGATGCAGAACCAATAGCAGTATTATAAGCACCAGACAAACTTCCACTATCTAAAGCAGTATCTCCTAAAGCAACATTACCTGTACCTGTTGGATAGTTACCATCTAGTTTTACTGTTCCACCATCAACGACAAAGTTTCCTGTAAGAGTTAATCCTCCACCTGGAGCTAAACTTACACCTGAAGGAATTGTTACCGTGTCTCCTGAAGTTCCAAGAGTTAAGGTTGTTCCTGATTGCGGGTCTATTTGATCAACTTCAATTTTACTCATTATACGACTACTACCGTTCCTGTTATTGTTTGTGTTCCTGTTACTGTAACTGGTCCTGCTAAAACTCCAGAGTCTACTGTTTGATTAAGACTTAAAGTTGAAGCATGAGTTACTATATAAGGTGTTGCATCCATTACTGGAGAAATAGTTTTCTTAGCTGGCAATGTACAGAATACAGTTTTACTGCCTGCACCAAAGTCTACTAAGTTATCACTATTAGAAGATGAAATGACCGACTGTCTTGAAAGCGTATCTGTTCCTGCATCCGTTACAGTTCCAGTACCAACTTCAAATTCAGCAGTACCATCATTCACGATTGCATAATAAGTTTGCACACCATCCCCGATACCAGCAACAAAAGTTTCAAAACCTGTTTCGGTTCCACTTAAATCAATTGTTCCAGTGCCAGTAGTCGTTGTGGTTTGCTTAACCCTATCGTTAATTACAAATGCCGTCATTTACTACTCCAAAAAATCTTACGCGTCGCCAAGTCTAATGATTGCACTAGATGAGTTAGCAGTTGGAAACTGAACAACGAAATCTCCGTTAGTCGCAGTTTTTGTTCCGCCAAAGTCTAAAACTAATACAGCTTCATTACTTGTTCCTTTATAAATCAGTGCACCAGTTGCTGATAACGTTACAGATGAAAAAGTCGAATCTGCAAAGTCAACATAACCAATATTACTTGATATCGCTACACCATTATTAGTTAAAGTATTTCCGCCTGCAGTATAATTCGTACCAGATGAAGAAACTTCATTAGTAGTCGCATACGCTGCATACGCAGTACTAAAACCAGCTTGTGTTGTATAAAGTGCTAATTTAAAAGTTGATCCACCGGATGAATCAAAATCAAACACTCCACCAAGTAGGTCTGTTTTAAAAGAGTCGGGTACTATATTTGCCATTTAATTGTCTCCTTAATTATTATTATGGTGATGGTGATTTTATAGGAGTCCGAATAACACCATCTTGATATTCGTCTCGGCGTCTACGACCTTGTTGTTCGATCGCGTACGATTGTAAAGCTCTTTTAAAAGATCCTTCGTAGTATTGTAACATATCTACAGGACCTTTCAAGTATCCATATGCTTCTACCAGACAAGCGTATAAAAGTAAATCTTGATATTTATTAGATGTGTAAGTTCCATTAGTACTTGGTGGAGTTACACCAGTAGTTGTTGTAATACTATCTGGTTGTTTTGTATAGGCTAAAGTGATTAAATTTGTACTATTTGGAGTAGGTGCTACTACCCAATAATTAGCATCCCAGTTAGCATAATACTTAGGTATTCCAGAAGCGGTTCCTGGGGTATTATAAAAAGTTGCCATATATGAAGTATCTTTTTTTTCTAAAAAAGTTTGATCTCCATCAGCATCTGTTAATTGGACATATCGAATAAATCTTAAATTAGAGGGTATGGTTACATACCTACTTCCAGCTGCTAAGTTTGAAGTCGCATAAAATCGATTATCATCAGAATCAGCTTCTCTATAAATTCTATTTTCTGCATTTTTAATAATAGTTGTTAAAATAGTATTTGATAAAACCCCACTATCTACTTCTGTATAGTTTCTAATATCATCCTGTAAGTTTGCTAAAGTGTAAGACATAATTAACCTCTATCATTTACGGGTCCAATTGTACACTGAAAACCGCCTCCTGTTTCTGTTCCTGATGCAGTGTTCGTTAACGCAACATTTATACCATCAAATTGTGTAGTTGTAGATGGTTGACCTGTACTTGGAACTGATGTCTCATTTAAAGAAACAACTTTATAACAACCAAAAACTTTTACTCCTGTAGTATGACTTTTTGCCGTTGTAGGTTCTGGTGCAACACCTCTATAAGCAGCACTTGTACCCCGAGTACATCCTGTTAATTGATGTGTAGATCTTCCTGTGTATTGTATGACTTCGTTTTCAAACAATCCTGAAACTGT